GCTAATACATATTCATTATCTATTTTTGATAAATCATTAAGATAAGCTTGGTCAGAATTTTTTCTTGTTATTGCGTTTGCTTTTTCTTGGCTTTCCGCAACTACTTTTTTACTTCTGTAATCTTGTACTGCTGTAGCTATTTTTAAACCGGCTGTAATCGCTGATACTGCATCACACATAGTTAATTGTTTATCTCCTTCATCATTAATAAAAATGGCATTTTACCAAAACCATAATCTCCTATTTCAGTTTTTGGTTCAAAGCCTAAATACTGAAGCCATTTAAGTGACTTCCAATTTCTTTTGTCTACAAAGTTATAAAGATATTTATAACCTTTACCCATCTCATCTATCCAATACGGACATTCTTTTATAAATTGTTTTGTATGTTTGAATAGTGTTTCACTAGACAACATCCATGCTACGCCATAATCAGGCTCAGCACATTTAGCAACACCAAACATACCTATAACACCTTCTTCTTTTGTACCTATAATACTATAAACTTTACCATTAGGTTCCGTAAATGGAAACACTAACGCTTGTAAAGGTGAAGAGTTATTAGATGCTCTAATCTCTGCACGGTCAGCTTGGCGTATTCTAGGTGCTAATTCTAAAGTGTCTTTTAGTATAGCGGGTCGTACGTAATTTTCTCTGGTCATTTAAATCCTTGTTGAACGATTATGATAATATCCTTCTACTTCTGCACTAGCAATATACATTGGCAAATGTGAAGAACTTTTAATATCTAATGTAAAATCTGTGTTTCTACATGAAACGGGTACCTTAATAGTACCTGAGCTAATAGCAGGCACACCTACTTTACTTGTAGCTGTTCCTATAACATATCCATTCATAAATGAGTAACTTGTATCTCTACCGTTAGGTGTTACTTCAACTTGAAAATAACCTGAAGTTTCATAATTAAGTGATATGTTTCTAATTTGATAACGTCCTGAAGTAATAGCTACTAAGCCTCTTCCTGAACTTTCTCTAACATATTGAGGTGACATTCTATATTTACTTTCATATGGAATACCAATAATTAAATTTGTATGATTGCCTTCTAATGTGTATGTGGCACCTGCTGTATTTGTCACAGCGTAGTTATTGCCATTAACACCATCTACTGCAATTAAACCTGTTTTAGCACCGTACGGTGATGTAAATGTAGTTAGATTAGTATTAGCATTATATGTTCCTGTAACACTTGTTCTTAAATCTAAATATACATTAAAACCTATAGTACCGTTTCTTAAATTTCTTAAATCAATTTTTACTAATTTAGTATCTGTACCTTCAACAACTAATAAATAAACAAAACTTTCAAAAGACATACCACCTAATATTTTAGCATTAGTAAAAGTCCATTTAGACCATGCTGTTTGTACTTTCTCACCTTTATCAAAAAAGTATTTGTAGATAAACATAGTACCACCATTAGTTGATGTAATAGGTGTTCCTGTAGTGTAAGGTGTAAGTTGTGTGTCTGCTGTGTCAGAAGCTAAAGCAATTAATGTATCTTCTGTTGTATTACTAATTAATTGATATGCATTACTTGGTATTAAATTTTGTACTGATACTGTTATATCTAAACCATCATTTGTTAATGTATCATCATCTGCATAATACTCTCTAATAGCTGTGTTGTTGTTTCTAGCTTGTGCAAAGTATGCATACTTACCTGCTGATACAGGTTTAACATTAGCATCAAATTCAAATGCTGATACTTCATTAAGTACTGCGCTTGTAGGAGATATAGTTTCTCCAACACTACCTAATTTGTATTGTGCTTTTTCAGAAAACAATAATAAACTTTCATTAAATGCAACACTATCAAATAATGTATTAACTTCAGAACCTGAAGCCGCAATATCAATAGCATCAGTATCTAATACTTGTGTTACTGTTTTAGAAAAGAAATTAAAAAATCCTGCATTTTCAGATAATATTAAATTATCTCTTGCTAGTATACCTAATCTATTTTTAAAAAATAATAAATTATTAATTTTGTTTCCTACAAAACTTGGATTAGAGTTTGTAATACCATCACCTGCATTTCTATCATCATAGTCTATTTCTTGAAATGTAAATGTACCATCATTATTATTAATCAATGCGTGTGGCATTGTAGAATTATCTAAACCAAGACTAACACCTTGACCTATTGTTTCTTTCCAAACACCATCTGTTTCAAACTTAACATAATAATCAGATAAAGTATCTCCTTCATCACCTGTAACTTTTATAATACTGTCTGTACTTGCATGATAAGGTAATTTTGTAAAGTCAGATATTTCATCTCTTATAGAATACATACCTGTATTACCTGAACCATCAGCAGTTACCACTGTGTAATTACTATTACCATCTGTTGAAATACCTCTGATAACTCCCGGATATTGAGACATAGTAAAATAATTTGTTACTTCACTAGATGTGCCTAATCCTTGAGTTGTACTTAAAGTTGCTCCTGTGTCTTCTCTAGTTAATTTAAAACTAGCATCAGACGCACTATCAAAATGTGTACTAGATGTACCTCTAAATAAAATATCTGCAATGTGAGCAGTATCTCTAAATACTGCATCATGGTTCAAATTAGAACCTGAAGGCATTTGTAAAGAAGCTTTAACATCATAAGACATATTAGGGTGTCTTACTGTTACAGCATACTCTCGACCATAATTAGATGTTACAACATTAATATAAAACTCTTCTATTTTTGCTGTACTTAATGTTGTATCTGCTAATACTGTTTTAGATTTATTTGCAATAAAAGTATAATCAGCAATATTAACTAATTTAAAATCTGCTTTTGGATTAGTTGTAGTTAGATAACTAGACCCACTTGCAACTGTAACTGTTTTTTCATTACCATCTAAATCATAAACTTTTACACCACCATTATAAAGAATTACAACAAATTGATTGTCTTTATCTCTTTGTATAGACCAAAATTTTACTGTGTTTGGATATACGTTAGTAGCATCTATAGTGTCTATGTATTCAAAAGCAGGTCTTTTAGATAAACCATCTACAATATTGTTTTGTAAATTTACCTGTTCTTCTGCTTGATTGATACCTCTCTGTGTTGGTGTTTGTTGTGAGATACCATTCAGAAAATTAGGAATACTCTGAGATACTACTCCACCCATTAATAAGTCCTTCTAGTTGGTCTATTAATTATTGAATAAGTATTACTGTCACCTTCTAACATGTTAGCATCAGTTGCTTGACTGTCTGCTTGATGAAATGCCATTAATGCTTCATTTTCATCTTGTCCAATTAATTGTACAATTTGATTATCACCAAGAAATCTTGACGCAAATCTTCTTGAAGCTTTTTGTGTAATATACTGTCTAGCATATTCTGGTAATTGTTCAAACTGTTGTACTAAAACTAAATCTACTTCAGGTACTGTTGTAAATACATCTGTATGTTTTTCTAAATCATATAGAAAACCGTTTCTTAATGTTATGTTTATGTATCTGAAGTTTTTACTAGCGTCAACTTTAACGCAATTTGAAGGTAGGGGAATTTTATTATTTTGGTCTAATGCCAAATTTTTATAATTTTCTTGTGTGTTGAAATGCCATCCTTGAGATTGGACAGACATAGAAGTTTCATCTAAAAGATTTTTTGCTGTACTTACATCAACTGATGTAGTGCCTGTAATTGAGTTTACGGGAGCTTCTCCGATAACGGACAGCATTATATTAATTGCTTGAAGCTCAGTAGTTGGTGTAATCTGTGTTGTCATAATATCCTATTAGTTAGTATAGCGGCGGCTTCAGTCTCCCTCTACCGCCACTATAAGTATTAAAGTTAAGCTATTAAGCTTCTTTAATTCCGACAGCCGCTTCAGGTCTTAATACTCCATGACCCATAGCGTACTTAGCTACCATTAGCGTACCCTGTCTTCTAATATCATATTCGCTTTCAACAGCTAAATCCATTAGTTTTACAGTTCCGCATGCAGACGGATGTGATACCAAACATACGTAGTTTGATAAATCAACAGCTTGAGGGTTTGTACCACCCGCAGTTGCTGAACCGGCACCCGGAGCCGCAGTTACGTTAGAAGCTACAAAGTGTGCAGTAGGTATTAATTCAATACCTGCTACTTTAACAACGTTACCTTCCGCAATTGAACCTTGACCTGAGAAGTCAACGTTAGTTACGTTAGTACCGTTTGCTAATTTGTAGTACTCTTCTAATCTAATGAAAGCTTTTCTACCTTCTTTTGGAACGTAGTTAGCATCCATTTGTTTAGCCGCATCAAACAAACTGTCTATCATAGCGTTAGCCGCAGTCGAAGCTGTTGCTGAAGCAATGTTAGTGTTTGTAAGAACAGTTCCTGCTCCGTATCCACTGTCAGATACGTTTGCAGAAGCTTGTGCCGCTTGACCAATAGTTTGTAAGATATGCTTATCTTTTTGGAAAGCTAAAGCTCTACCAATTTCTGAAGAGTAAGCGCTTCTTACATCCCAATGGTTTTTTGCTTCTTCGATATTCGATAAGAATACTGAAGATAAAAGAAGGTCATTAATTGTAATAACTTTCTCGTTGTGGTTTACATCTGAACCAGTTATTTCAGCACCTGCTGTATGGTACGAAGCATCCACTCTACCCATTACTGGGAAAGTTGCAGATTTACCGCTAGAAATACTTCTAACCATTTCTGCACCTTGAGTTACTGAAGCTCTATCAAAAGAAGTAAGTACTTCTCCCGCAAAAACTTTCAGAAACAGAGCGTCTTCCGAACCACCTGCATTTACTCTTCCAACTGATACTGGACTTGCATTTGCCATAGTGTTCTCCTTTGTTATGACGTTTATTTATAAAAGCCTCTACATATGTTTCAGTTTCACATTCAAGATTGTCACCCGCAGGTGGTCAAGTTATTACACTTTATTAAATATGTGTTGGCAAGTTGCCCGCTAAAAAGCGTGCACAACTATCTACACTTCCATTTACGCAATGCTAGAGCTTTTCTTGTAGGTTGACCATTAGGTTTCTTCATGGCTCCTTTTACTCCAGACATACGTGCACAGAAACTGGCTCTACGCTTTGCCGCTTTAGAACCTCTTTTTACTTTTCCTGTAACTGGAGCTTTTAAATTAGCACCAGTTTTTCTTTTAAAATATCTTCTTCCGGCGGCATTTAAACCACCAGAAGGAGACTGATAACGTTTAGCCGGCATTACTTTTTCTTAGCTGTCTTTGCCGCTCGTTTAAATTGTTTTTTTGTTGGTGCGCCTTTTGCTCCAACCTTACGCATTTTTTCGCCAGAACCCGCCGCTATACGTTTACGCTTAGCGTGGATGTTGGCATAAAGACCTCGTTTAGCCATATTACTTTTTCTTCTTAGCCTTCATTATTTTTTTCTGTAATGCTGAAGGTAATCTTTTTTGTCCACCTTTTAGCATTTTCTTGCCTTTTGATTTTCCTTTTCCGTACATATTATTTCTCCTATAGGTTTGAGTTTGCTAGTTTA